GAACTTAGTAAATGTACCTGGTGCTAGGAAAAATCCTGTAAACTTTAATATATTAAGCCAAACACCTAGTGTAAAAGGTGTAAAGACTACAGGACCTCATATAGGCACAGGCACAATAGGACCTGTTCCTGCTAAAGACTATTTGCTTACATGGCCTAATTTAGTTACAAATGTTCCTATGTTAGAAGTAGTAAGTAATGGTAAAGGTGTTTTGGCATCTGCACCACAGCCAGATAATCAAACAAGAACTTACCCACTTGCTATTACAGTAGGAGATAAAATATATCCTAGTTTTGCAGTAGAAATGTTAAGAGTACACACTGGTAAACCCAGTTATATGATAAAGACATCAGAAATAGGAATACAGGAAGTTGCTGTACCGCCATTTGATCCAATAGTTACCACAACTAACGGTACTGCTTATATACGATTTAATAATCAGTTTGAACAAATAGAATATACAGGAGCAGAAAGTATTCCTGATTTAATGGGTAAGTGGGTAATTATAGGTGTAACAGCAGAGGGTGTTGCAAACCCTGTGCCTACCCCTAGAGGAAACCTATATCCACAGCAAATACAAGCTCATATGCTACAGAATTTTATAGATGGCAGTAATATAGTTAGAAATCAAACAAGTGCGTTTCTAGAGCTTATCGTAAGTTTGATAGTAATGGTGATGATTGGTTTAGCAGTATATAAACTACCTTTATTATGGACAGCACCAATAAGTTTAAGTGTTTTAGGTGGCATGGCTTATTTTAGTGTTTACAAATATACAAGTGACTTAGTATTATTAGACGCAACTTTTCCTGTGTTAAGTGGTTTTTTAGTTTTTACACAGGCATCTTTTAATAATTTTTACAAACAATATAAACTAAGAGAGCAAATTAAAAAACAATTCGAACATTATCTTGCTCCTGCAATGGTAAAAAAATTACAAAAGAATCCAGAGCTGTTACAGTTAGGAGGAGATACAAAAACAATGACTTATTTGTTTTCAGATATTCGTGGATTTACTCCTATTTCAGAACAGTTCAAAACTGATCCACAAGGTTTAGGCAAACTTATAAACAGATATATGACACCTATGACTGATTTAGTAATGCAAAAAGAAGGAACCATAGACAAGTATATAGGCGATGCCTTAATGGCAATCTGGGGAGCACCACTTGATATAGAAAACCATGCTGAGTTGGCCATAGAAACAGCACAACAAATGGAAGTAGAATTAGCAAAATTAAATAAAGAACTAAAAGCAGATGGACTTATGGAATTAGCAGTTGGTATAGGTATTAATACAGGTGATGCAGTAGTAGGAAATATGGGAAGTAATCAACGTTTTGATTATACAGTATTAGGCGATAGTGTAAACTTAGCGGCAAGACTAGAAGCTCAAACAAAAGAATATGGTGTGTTTTTTATGTTTACAGAGCATACACTAAGGCAAATTAAAGCACCTGAAAATTTAGTTTTACTAGATAAAATTGCTGTAAAAGGGCAAACAGCACCAGTATCAATTTACACAATACTGCAAGATCATAAAGAAGCAAGAACAATAAACAGAATAGTAGACGCATATCAAAACAGAGAATGGAGTACAGTAGCTCATCAATTAGATATTATGGCTCAGCATAATTGGAATCCTGTCTTAACAGAACTTTATTCAGAACGTATAAAACAACCAGTGCCTAAAGGCGATTGGGACGGAGTAATGCGTAAAACAACTAAATAAAACACTATGTTAAATAAAATAAAAAATTGGTGGTTAGGTTTAATTAAAGAGGAGTATCATCTAGAAGTTTGGTTTTTAAATGACGTAGGCGGTAGAACTAAAAAAGATTTTATTTTAAAATCGATATCAAAAAGGACTAACAAACACATCAAAGCAGTTTTATTAGACGGCACACCTTTAGAAATAAAAACTGTTGAACCTTTTGATTTTTGTATTAAAAAAGTTTACTAATTACTCATCAGGCGACCAATCTTTTACACTTCTAAAAAATTGATAGTAATGCCTAAAGTCTTTTAGTTGCTGTTTAGCATGAAAAAGTTCTAGGGGAACTCCTTCGCTGTTTTTAACTAATGGAAAATAATATCTTTTTATAATTCTTTCTAATTTTCCTATATCTTTTCTTAAAGCATCTAAAATAATATTATTGTATTCCAAATCTGTAACCATATCAATTAGCCAATAGTGATACGGGTGTTCAGGATTATACCTCCTGATCACATCTCTTGTCTGGTAATACAAAGCTCTTAGTGGATTCATTCCTGGCCTATAGGAATTCATGATTTCTCTAAAATAAAAACTTTCATGTTCTGATGCTAAATTTTTTACTACTCTAGCATAGTCCTTTTTCATTGCCAGTTTTAAAGAATCTACATTTTCTTCTATCCTTTCATAATACTCTTTGTATAACTTATCTGCAATTTTTTTATGCTTTGCTGACAAGGAATCATAATACACATTTTTTATTTCTTCTATATCATATGTGCCTTCAAGTATTGTATGTGGAATAGTCTTAGTTTTCTGAAAAATGTCTAAGTCACTCTGTATTCGCAAGACTACTAAATCTATGATTTCGCCTTTGCTCATATGTAGTATTTATCTAGGAATTTATTTCTAGTATAGTATGGAGTTTTTCTGTTCCTCCATTTTTAATAAGGGTAATTTTTGCACCATTATGTAGAGGCTTTGGCCATTGGCCAATGTTTACCCAGGCATATCCGGCACTCTCACCATTTATTCTTGGGGGCATAAATTCTTTGTCAACTACATATACAAAACTGTAGTAGTAAAAATTTTTATCTTTGCTCTGATAAACGTCTATAGGATTCAATTTTTGTAGTTCTGGTACTACACCGATTTCTTCTTCAACTTCTCTTTGTATGCATTCAAAAGGTGTTTCGCCTTTTTCCATTATGCCTCCCCAAAATCCCCAAGTATGATTAAATCGTTTGTTACCTTCCCTTAGTTGCAACATACATCTACCCGTGTCTTTTGCAAGAAAAACTACACCTGCGGCTGTTGTTTGTTTTGTCATATTATATTGTTAATAATGTTTTAGATCCCGGACTTCTTCCTCTAATTTTTATACCATGTACATGTTGGATTGCTTCTGTTACTTTTTTCCATCTGGAAGGTTCTGGTTTTACTTTTAATAAATTTGCTCGTTCAAAACAATTATATGATTTGCACGGACTGGGTCTATTAGAATATATGCCACAAACTTTAAATCCTTCTTCATTTGTAGTTAATTTTGGACATTTAAAAGTTTTTACTCCAGTAAAATTTAAATTGGTATCTGAAATAGTATTACGAAAATATTCACTTTCTTCATATGTAAAGCCAACAAATTTTTTGCCTAAACCTCTACTATCTAATTGTTGTGAGATACAGCAATCACCACATCTTATACAGACTTCACTGGTAATTAAACTTTCGTCTAAAGGTATATAACTGTCTCTTGCCATTAGAGAATTAATCTCCAATATCCTGGCTTATATTCGCCTTCGTAACTACTTATCCATTGTGTACCTGTCCATTGAAATTGTTTGGATGTGAATGTATTATGCATGTAATGAGTATTACCTGCTTGTGAACTGGCATCGAATGATATTACCCATGCACTACCATTGTATTCTAATATGTCATTTGCATTTGCATCTAGTCCCCAATTGGGATATCCTACTGCTGAAATATCTTCTGTAATTAAATATCTTTGTCCGTTTGATGCGGCATCTAGTGTGCCGTCTCCAGGATAGTTTGCTCTAGGATCTATAATTTTATCAACATCATTTATTGTGTCTGTTGGTAATGTATCTGTATCTAAATTAAAAATTAAGTTAGAAGTATTAGTTGTATCTACACTTATTGTACCAACTACTTCTCCTAAATAGTTGTTAGTATCGTTACTAGTATTTAATTTTAACAAACTTGTTGTTCTTATATCTCCCTGCATTTCTGTAATGTCTGACCAAGGCACCTCTATGCCTTGCTCATTTAATAATACTGCACTAGCACCTGCTATTCTGACACTATACATTCCTGGTGTTACAACAACTTCAGCAGTATCTTCTATATCTCCAAAAAAGTCTGAATAATCTTCATCATATCCTAAATCTGAAATGCTTTTTGCACTATGAATATTAGCAATAATACGTTGTATAATTCCTTGTTTTTTAATTTTTGCAGGGGGAGATATCCAAATAGGACAACTAAAAGTAAGTGTTGAAATATCTATGCTATCGTCAGTACCAACAGGAACACTTCTATTACTCCATGCAATATCTGTTAGCTCAACTTCAAACACACTAGTCCAATCTAGTGGGTTGCTATTTGATTGTAATTGAATACTTGGATTAAACAGTATAAAAATTTGCTCTAATACTTGTAATTTAGTGTCAGTATTATTAGACCATAAATCCATTTGTATAGTTAAATTATATGGAACTGGCATATATCTTTTTGTAGTGTATAAATTACCCTGATCGCTACCATATGACTGTGTTTCCTGATCGAACTCTCTTTCTGCAACCTGTGTTGTATCAACTAAAAAAGGTTCATGTGTTCTGTCTCTTGCTACCTGTAAACTTTGGATACTAATGCTTATAAAAGGGGCACTATTAATTATATTTTCAGTAT